TAAGGGAATTGCAACTACTTCGTCTAGTATGCGTCCATCTCTTCAATACTTTAAACCACAGAAGTCACCGGAAACTTCCATTAAAAATAAACCCAGTCACCTGCATCTCGATTCATCCGCTCCGTCTCATTGTCTCCCCACATTCCTTACTAATTTATGGCCTAAACCTTCAATTATTATTCCACGTACAGACCCTGATTATTCTATTCAAATTCCTTGTACTAGATTATTTCAGTCGCCTCAAATGAACAATAATACCCAAAATGCATCGTCTAACCCGCCCGTCTCTCGAAAACGCCCATTCTCAACTGACTTTATTGCTAGATTCTTTACAGACACACGTACTAATGAACCATCATCATGGACTCATAGTAACATGTTCCTTCAAATGAATACACAAAATATAAACTCTTCTCTTAATGCCGTAACTCCATGCCCAAAAATCTCACTTTCTTCTAAGGACACCACAGCCCTTCTCTTTGCTCAATCAAAAGCTGAAGCTGCTGTTGATCCGTCTGCCCAACAACAGAAGGATGCCCGAATCTCAACATACAAGAAATCCACCGTTCGAACCCAATTCGGCGATGCTGAAAAACGCTACGCCCCTGAGGTTGTCCAACGCCGAGAACGACTGGCTCTGGCCCGTACTGAATATCGTCAACGACACCCAAAGGTCCCAATTGGCACCTCCTGGATTCTTAATGCATCGAATCATGATTATATTGATGTTGATCAACGCCTTACCGCTTACAACAAACATCACAAATGTGGTCATGGTCGAAATAATAACGAAATCGAAGTCGTTAATACTCTTTCCTTCGATTCTACACCGGAAATGAAACTATATGTCCCCCATTACTATACTGTTTCATGCAATCATGCTTTTCAAGACCTTGAAGATGACGTAATTGGATATTGCATCAACTGCAATCATCATTCTCTTCACAATTTTTCCTATACGCTTGCTAGCAATTGCCCCCGTGTTTATTCCAATTGTAAATGCACCACAACTGTCTGCGTCTTCTGCCATGTGGAGAACTACACCGTTCACTACTATGATCCTTTCGGATCTTTCTACACCAAAACCGCCCCTCGTTGTCTATGCCATCATCTTGATTCCGCCTTCACTCTTGAACAGAAACTCCACCTAGACTTTCTCAAGAAAAACGTAGTTTACAAACCTCATGGTTACATTGCCCCAAAACCCCAACCTGCTTTCAATGTTTGGAAACGTCCACGCTCCTCCATCACGCGTGTTCCAACCTTTGAAACGGTCTCTGCTCCATTTTTCAACGAATTAGTTTCACTAGGTACTCCCCATTCTTTTCGTCGCTGTCCCACTCCACCTTCCACTCCCGTCCCAACTCCTCTCGAGGAACGCACGGTTGAGTCACAAGGAGGTGTAGTGTCGGCCGCACGATCGACTGCTGAGTCCCTGGTCTCCATTTGTGCAAAAGTCTGCACAGGTTTTGTAAACATGTTTAAGACCATCTATGATTCTATGCACACTTTTTGCGATACTTTCATCACTATCGCTGGCATTGCCTCAACTTACAATACCATTCGCGAGTTTTTGGCATACATCATTTCAAAAATCAATGCGATCCTTCTCAGTCTTAGGGATCCCATGCGAATGGCATCAATGGCCGCTGCCGTTTATGCTTTATTCAAGGCTGAAACCCCAATGGATTATACCGTCAGCTTAGGTACACTATTTCTATTAACTATGACCATCCCCGAGTCGGGAACAAACAATCAATCGGCTCCAGCATTATCTGATGCTGATCAAGTTATTAGTGGACCTTCAATCTCTACAACCTCTAAATTCTATTGGGACAAATTGTTAGGTTTCTTTACCACAACCTCAACATCAACCATCCATGCCCAAAGCGGCTCTTTCGCTTTTCTTTATGACTATGCTAAGAACGTTGGCCGTACATCTGCCGACACTTTCTTTAGCATTTTGAAGTGGGTTTCGCGTGTCTTCCTTAAAAACAAAGGCGTCTTCGCCTGCTTCGCCATCCCCATGATGAGCCATCTAAAGGATTTTAACACCATCTTCACCTCTGGGCGAAACATGAACAGCATCATCACGTTCTTTTCCCGCTTTCTCCCCGCCTGCATCATCAACCTTCTTCAATCATCCAATCCGCGTGCATGGCTTGCCGCCCAACTCGCCAAGCCTGACACTGAGTTTCGAAAGTTATCTGACCTAGCCATCGCTGCCAACGCAGCCGGCTCTCTTGGTCAGCTTGATCATGAACCTCTAGTAGACGCCTTCAAGGCCCAATTAATAGTTTGTCAAAATTATCTTAGCTCCCATAGCATTGTTGTTGACGACGTCATCTTACGATACCTCAAACTGGTTCGCGAGGTTGCATGCGCTCCCGCAGCAGCCCGCTCCCGCGATCGCGAACCATTCGTCATCAAAATCTCTGGCGCATCTGGATTAGGCAAGTCGACCATTTGGCCTGCTTTCATCTCATCTCTCTATCCGGGTCTTTCGAGTGCCCAAATACTTGCAAAAGTGTATTCTCGAAACCCAGGTAGCGATTATTGGGATGGATACCTCCCTAGTGTCCATGAAATAATTCTTTACGATGACTTCAATCAATCCCGTGAAGAAACTGATCTCTTGGAAATCATTCAACTCGTGTCAAAGGCTCAATATCTTCCTCCTTTCGCCTCCCTCGATTCCAACAACGCTGGCGCTGGCAAAGGAGTTCAAGCAACCCCAAAACTCATCATTCTTCTGTCCAACACGCAAGACGTCGACGCCATCACGCTCCATTCCAACGAAGCGATTAATCGTCGATATAGTCTCCATTTCCGTATGGATTGGACTTCTGTCAACTTCAACTCAACTGCAAAGCGAGTCATGAAGAGAGACTTCTCTCATGCCACCATCACCCTGATAGCATCCAATGTGGCCAATATTTCACCAACGCCTAACGGCCAATTTATGACCATTCCTGTTATTCAAAAGACAGTTTGGAATGCTTTCCTCCAATATGCGCAGACCAACGATTCCATCATCGATTCCATCGATTCCTTCATGGTTAAGGACGGCGATGGTATGGACACCATTTTAGCTGGATATGCCCATTCCACAACGGACTCCCCTTCCCGTTTCCTCATTCGTGAGGTTGAACCTCAAGTTGGTGAAGCATTCATTGACTATTTCACCACTCATAAAACAATGATAGGTATTGGCTCTTCTCTCTTAACCACTTACCTACAGAGTCTCCGAACAAATATCCCCGTAACAGGCTCCAAGCTGCTCCGCATGACCATGTGGCTCCATCCCAAGCTTCGCTTTTTCTTTGAGGACCTTCGAGCACAAAAAGTTTATAACTTTCTCGACAGCATCATCTCTATGCTCCAATCCATCAGCGTGTGCTGCTGCGCCGTTGCCACTGGATGGGCTTTTGGCTCAATGCTTCTACTTCCAAAAACTCCAACTGCTGAAGCCCAATCTGGCGAAAGCTCCACTTCTAAATACCATCCGCGTTCTATCCGGTCCCAAGCGGGCCGCGCCACTGATGTCTCCACCCTAATAAAACACAACATGTGTCGTATCGTTCTCCCGGACGGTCGATGCAATAGTGCTCTCTTCGTTAAAGGCAACATTGTTCTGATCAACGCCCATCTTTTCTTGGATCTATCCTATGAGGCCACTCGTGATTTCATTCCCGATGGCACTCCCATGAAAGTTTATTTCTTTAGTGTAGCTGAACCAATGACCATTCCCTTCTCCCTGGAACGAATTTCTGCCAAATCCTTCGACGTTCGTGACAAAGACCTTGTGTGCTACAAGTTTCCAGACTATGTAGCTGCTCGCAAATCCCTCCTCCATCACTTTGTCAACGGAGAACTTAGCTATCAAAATCGATCGTGCTTCACTCTCAAGCATTGTCCTGACCTCTCCATCGAGACGCATTGTTCTACCATTCTTAAGGACAATCTCTCCATCAAATATGATCTCTCCCCTCGTGGTGAACGCAAGACTTATCATCAACACTCAACCTTCGTATATCAAATGCATGGCCGCGCTGGTGATTGTGGTCAACCCATCATTCTTGACGACGACCTAGTCACTGGCGGAACCATTCTCGGCATTCATGTCGGGGGTGATTCTTCCAATGAATCTATTGGTCTCATTGTCACCAGCAAGTTTTTGCTCGACACCATCAGTTCAATGGAGGTTGTCCATGGTAAGACCATCACCAAAGCCGAGGCCCAATCCGGCTACGTCACCCTGACTGAGGAAGCTAATCCTGACATTCAAGGATCTCTCATCTATCACGGAAAGTGCACTCCTCCCATTAGTATACCCGTTAAAACATCCCTTCGTCGAAGCCCTCTTCACGACAAGATATGGACTCACAACACAGCTCCTGCTCTATTGAGCAAGTTTCACCCTGCGTACAAGCAAGCCGACGGCACCCAAGCCTGTCCCCTTTTGCGCGGCATTAACAAGTACTCCTCTGAGTATATTCCGTTTAATCGCGAATACTCACAGGCGGCTCACATCTCAATAAAACAGGAAGTTTACAACATCCCATCCGTATCTCTGCGTCGTGCTCTCACCCTTCACGAAGCAATCAATGGCGTTCCAGGCTATCCTTTCATGGATAGAATGGACCTAAGCACATCTGCTGGCTTTCCCTGGGCTTTCACCAAGTTCAAAGGCCCCAAACGAAACCTATTCACCCAAATCGAAGAGGATTACTTCCCCATCCCCGAATTGAAAAAGGCTATTGAAGCCTACATCGAAAACTGTAAAAACCACGTCATGAACGACGATTATTTCATCGATTATCTTAAAGATGAGCGTCGTCCCCTAGAAAAAGTTACCAAGCCACGCATGTTTTCCGCAGCATCCCTCGTTTCCGTTATTGTCAATCGAATGTATTTCCTACCATTTTACGCGCATTTTTACCAGTGCGCTGGCAAATGTTTTTCATCTGTTGGAATTAGTAAGACGAGTCAAGAATGGCACAAAATGATCTCTCGTATGACTGAGGTTGGAACCGACAACGCGTCTGGTTTCGACTATAGTCATTACGATGGAGACATCCAATTTGATGCCCAACTCGATTTTACTGATTTCTGCGCTGATTGGTTTCAGGATAACACCCCTGAAAACTTAATCATACGCAAAATGATAGGATTACATGCCACAACTCACTCTCACATCTCTGGTGATCTAGTGTGGCAAACCAATGATGGCAATTCTACTGGCTTTAATGCCACAGTTGTCCTCAACACCTACAATAATGAACGAAATGTTCGCACGTGCTGGCAAGCTCTAGCTCCACCTCACTTCAAAGACCTCTACCATTATAGACGATTGGTTCGTACTATGATGGTGGGAGATGACAATGTAGTCAATAAACATCTCGACTGTGCCTCCTTCTTCACCCCCTCTGGCATGGTTTCTTTCTTCGCTCTTCACAACATTGTTTTAACATCTGCCACCAAGGATGACAACGTCCTTGATGAGAGCCTTTTTGAGTGCTCTTTTCTGAAATGTAAAACTGGCCAAATGAATGGTTTGTATGTTCCTCTTATGGATTTATCTGCTTTGCAGGAAATGATCAACTGGGTGCGCCTTGACGTCAATAACAACGACGCCAACGCCGCCTGTGAATCAAACTGCAACGACATGTTACGTAATATGTTTTATCACGGACGCGCCATCTTCGATGACGCCCGTTCACGTATTCTTGAACATGCCCCTAACTACAACCTTCTCTCTTTTATGCCACTCTACATGGAATTTACTCAAACTGGCGCAATATCTGATCCCACCAACGCCTTCGGATACACCCGCCAACTCATCTAAACCCGCCCTCACATGTTCTCCCCCTCCTTCCTGGACTTTCTCGCTTCTCTCTACAAAGAAAATTGTTATGCTAATCAATTAGACCTAGCACTATTCAATTTGATCTCAAATGGATACCCCAGATTTAATGTCATTCGAACCCCTAGAACCCACATATGAAGAATTCGTGCCGCAAGAAACCGTCGAAACCGCCTCCCCATCGGGTGGTGCCGACGAAAGTCTTGACACGGCTGAACACCAAGTAGACTCCTCCCAAGGTGTCAATCTGGTTGAAGAAAAATCTCCTGACCGTATTGTCGCTCACAACGCTGTTCACGCCAATACTCGTGCTGAACGCCATCTAAATGATTCCTCTTGGAGTCTTGATAAGATGCTTAACCGCAAAACTCTTGTCGACACTCTCACATGGAATTTGACCGATGCTGTTGGCCACAACATTGCCACATACGACGTAATTCAAGACCTCCTTCGTCAGGATATTGTTTCTCAACCATTCCTCCGTTTTCAACAATGGCGTGCTAAATCCATCAAAATTCACGCTACTGTTATTGGCACACGTTATTTTTCTGGCCGCCTTCTTATGGCCTTCCAACCAACCCAAGTACCAAAATCTCACTGGCTCAATGTCCCCACACTCGACCAACTCGTAACCATGCAACATGCTTTCCTCAATCCATCTGCTGGCACCACCACCGAATTTAACATTCCATTCAACCTCTACAAAGGATGGCTTGATCTAGAAAAAGGTGACGCGCTTGGACAACTTTCTCTAGTTGTCTATAATCCGCTCTTATCAGCGGTTGGCGGTCCCAATTCTGTTCAAATCAAAGTCTTTCTTAGTATTGACGGTTCTGAATTTAAAATTCCTCGATCTGGTGGCGCTACTTACATTGACATGTTAAAGCGCGAAATTGCAAAATACGAAGTCCGCAAAGTATCTGCCCAATCTGGTATTTTTGCTGGCGTTGGAAAGGACATAGATGATCTCGTGGGCACCATTATTCCCGGCAATTTAGTCGGTGATCTTCTTGGTGCTCTTCTCGACAAACCCCAAGTTTCCACTCCACCGGAACTTAAGGTCGTCAAGGACCAGGGCTATCTATCCCATGGTGTCTCAGTTGACTTCGTTGAAAAACTACAATTAGATCCAACCAAGCAACAATTCTGCGATAAAGAACATTTCGCTTCTGACACCAATGCCCTTATGCTTGACTCATTAATAAAACAACGAATCTCACGTGTAACAACACTCAATTGGCCTTCCACCTCTGCGGTTGGAACCCAATTGTTCAAATATTCCGTCGGTCCTCTTCCTGAACGCATTCCAACAACGCCCTTTCCAGTCTCTCTGATGTCATATTTTTCTATGAACTTCGGATTTTGGCGAGGCGCTATCGATTTCATCTTCGACGTTGTTGCAACTCCTTTTCACGAAGGACGCATCGACATTACCTAC